CAATCCATGTTTCTGGCGTGTCGGCCGATTGCACCCGTGTTGATTTGACGAATGGCACAAGCATGTCGTTGTAGGCGTCTTGACCGTTGTATGAACCGGGGTGTGCGCCAGCGGCGACAGTTCCGGTAACACGTTGAAGTTCGTTGTCTAACGTCGGGATGAATGTCATTCGGTCGGTGTCTGGCGACCAGCCACGGTTACCAGAGCCTCCTCCAAGAGTGCCGGCAACTTCTTGCCCCGTCTCGTCGCTCTCCGCAGGATTCCTTGCGCCGCGCGAGGCGACAGGAAATAACGGGTCGGGACATCTACCGGCGACTCCAGAATCGAAACAAGCTGTGACGAACACGCGTCTCCGTCGCTGGGGAACTCCGAACCATTGCGCGTCCAACACACACCACTCGATGACCAACGCCCCTGCTTCGGCCAACGCGTCAAGGACTCTTGCCATTGCAGAGCCTCCGTCGGCGTTGAGAAGTCCGGGGACGTTTTCTGCCACAGCGAAAGTTGGATACCGTCCATTGGTTGCTTGCCTCATTTCTTTGATGATGCGTACTGCTTGGAAGAACAGGTTTGATCGGTCACCGTCAAGGCCGGCACGAGCACCTGCGACTGACAGGTCCTGGCAGGGGAACCCGTAGGTGATCACATCGACTGGTGGTAGGTCTGCGCCGTTCACTTCGGATACGTCACCCCAACGTGGAACGTCGGGCCAATGGTATGCGAGTGTTTGTTGACAGTTCTTGTCCCATTCGACTTGGAATCGGCAGTCGTAGCCTGCTTGTTCGAAGCCGAGGTCGAAACCTCCGACTCCTGCGAACAACGAACCGAACGTGGGTTTCGTCATGACGCTTTCCTTCGGGTACTGCGGTAGCGGGCGTTTTCGTCTGCGTGTGCCCGTTTACATGGGTCGCAGGCCGGGATGTTCCACCGGTAGTGCTGTCGGTAGCCTCCGGTGGTGCCGTGACGGATCATCCGGTTCTTGTCGATGTCTTCGAGGGGTAGGAGTGGTCCGTCCCATTGGCACAGTTCGTGATCGTCGGACAGTAACTCCATGCCGTGTCGGAGTTGGTGGCGTAGCCCGTGGCTGTGGGCGCGTGCTTTACGAAGTTCGTGCATGAAATCCCAGCTCATCGGTTTTGACGGTGCTTGCGGCGTCCAAGACCGGACAGTCCACCCCAGATACCGGAGATCGCGTAGTCGGGGAACTGCAACGAGTATTCACGGCACTCATTCTGTACCGGGCAGGTTTCGCAGACACGGATTGCTGCGTGAGCTGCGGACATGTCGCCCCGTGCAGGGAAGAACAGCGAGGTGTCTAACCCTTTGCAGGCTGCTTTCGCGCGCCATTCGTGGTCAACGGTGACGAGTTCTGGCAGTTCGTACTCGTCAAGACTCATCGTGTTCACCTTCTTCCCACACGATCTCATCTTCGGGTAGATCACCGAGGGCGTGCAGCACACGGGTTTGCAAGCCGAGTGGTAGGGATGCCCACACGGTCGGCCATTCACGTTCGATGTGGGAGTACACAGAGTTGAGCAGGCCGATTGCCTGGTCGGTGCGGAGAACCTCGTCCTCGACAACGGTTTCCAAACCGATGATCTTCGCACGCAACAAGTCGGTTTCGTTCGTCGGATCGAACTGGGGTTTGTGTAACCATTTCATGTTTGCCTCCTAGCAATACTGGTATGGGTCACCGAGCGACATGTACCACGGTTGCCATCCGCAGCCGTACATGTCTTCAGCGAGCTGGTATAAGGTCCACGCTACTGTCAGGTTGAACGCTGGGTCAAGTAGAGCTTCGCGTTCACCGCCGATCCAGTCTCGGTGTGCGGACCATTGGATTTGGGTGAGTCCCCATGAGCCTTGCCCGACCACTTCGGGTAGTCCACGGCTTTCTTTGTGGATGACGAGGTCGAGTGTGGGGAGTAGTTCGGTGGGCCAGCCTGCGTCGAGAGCGGTAGACCACCATTGCGGGTATCGGGCTTTGTCGATACCGCCGATGATGCGGACCGTCTGTACAGGCTCAGGTGGCCGTGTGTCAAATATCGTCGTAGTTGTCGTGGTTGTCGTCTCAGGTGGCTTAGAACGCAAAATAGACACCTCTGGGACTGTTCTGGGGGCAGTCACCACAGGTTCGTCTGCTGGTGTGGTGGTCATATCGACTCCGAGCAATGCGGTAGCCAACATGAGCATGATGCTGATCAGTTTCATGGCCGTGTCCGGTCAGTAGCCTGCTTGTTTCAGCAGTTCAACCAATGCGGCGACGGTCATCACAGCGTACTGTTCACCAGCATCACCTTTGCCACGCCGCTTCGCGATCACCACACCCACATCAGCGTTGGCGTTCACCCGTTCCGTCTCAGCTTCACCGAGCCATTCGGAGAACGACAACGTCTTATGGTTCTTACATTCCCACACGACACCTGGTGTGCCCGTGATGTCCCCGAGATCGGTGACACCCGATAACGCTCGACGTTCAGCGTACGGGAAACCGTGGTCTTGCAAGTAACGGACGATCAGCGTTTCAAACGCTGTGCCCTTGCTCTTGTTGCGACTCATTCCGTGCCTCCATCGTAAGCCTGCGACCTGCCCGAGCTGCACAGGTGTGCATCGGGACTGCGGTCAACGGACGGTGAGTGGTCAGGTTTTGGCCGCACAAGCGACACCACCATGTTACCGTTTCTTTACGACCCATGTCAGAACCAGTCCTCGTGGCCTACTGGCATCAGCTTTTCTTCGACAGGTTCATGCATGATCGTACGGATGTTGATGAGGTCGCTGATGGTGCAACGAGCATCCCATGCTGACATGTTCAACCGCAGTTTGCGGTACGCACGCCGCAACCGTGGCATGTTCCAATCATCAATGAAACGGTTACCAGGATCGGGCACGTTGAGAGAACCCGCTGGATAATAGTGCACTACTTTCATTGTCCCTCCTTGAACAATGGTTACTGGTTGGATGCCGGTGTCGCCCTTCCCACGGAGCGTTAGGGGGATGCTCAACGTGGGAAGGGACACACGCACCTACCGTGAAAGGGTATAAGCGGCAGGTCACCGGCTGCGTGCGTTACGTCTAGAACGGTTCCTCGTCAGGTGACGGTGCCGGAGCTGACGGTTGGACTGGTTCCACACCGCCGAACCTTACCGACAACATCACGTCATCGGCAAGCACCTGCATCTTCGTGACCTCAACACCATCCTTGTTGGTGTAGGTGTCTTCGGTCAGTTTGCCTTCGATCACGACACGGGTGCCTTTGCCGAGCGACGCCGCAGCGTTCTCTGCGAGATCACCGAACGCTGTCACGCTGTGCCAGATCGTCTTCTTCTTGTCATCCTTACCGGACGTGTCAGCGACCGAGAACTTGAGGATCGCCATCCCGGCGTTCGAATACTTCAGTTCGGGTTCACGACCGACATTGCCGGCGATTGTGATGCGGTTCATCGTGCGATGATCTCCTTGAATGTTGACCTGAGTGCGTCCAGGTCGCTGACGGTCACCTCGTCGAGTGTGACTAGGGCTTGTGCGGCGACTTCTTGCGGGTCAAGGTTCGCTCCACGGCAGGCGGCGAAGAACCGTTCCAACGTCTCACGGTCAACGAGTTCGTCGTCTGCGACCGCTGGTGCCGGTGCAGCAGTCTTCTTCGCTGCTGTCTTCTTCGCAGGCTTCGCTGGTGCAGGCGAGTCCGACCATTCTTCCTTTGACCACAAGCTGAGAGCGACACCGAAACGCATCGCAGCGTTCCGAATGAAATCGGACACCAGTTCCTTCAACAAGTCCTGCTTGTTGTGTGGTGCCGAACCGACAGCGAGCCGTGTGTGGCCGAGCAACGTGAGTTCACCAGCCATGTGAGCCATACCGTTCTCCACACGGTACGCAGGCAACCCGTCGTCATCAATCTTCAACGGTCGCCAATCCCACAACGGATCAATCTTGATCAGAATCTTCGTGATTTCGGCGTGACCGACGTAGTCCAACTGGATGTTGCCACGCGGCAGTTTGCCGACAATCTTCGGGTCTGGCACACCGTACTCGTCAAGTACGGCACGCAACTTGTCAATGTTTGTTTCGGTCACTTGCTTCCTCCTGCAAGACGAAGCACCCGGAAGGTGCTACTGGTTTGGTACTGCTTGTGCAGATCGGGATGTTCGGCGGCGAACCGCTTCCCATCAAACGACTGGCGTGACTGCTGTTTCCATGTCACCGCTGTGGCCCCATCCACGATGCCGACAGTAGCACCATCCAACGCCATTGCCAACTCGGCTTTCAACTCGTCCTCACGGCCAGACAGTTCTTTCTTCTCCGCTTGGACAGCGGCGAGCTGGGCGATCAACGCCTGGTGGTCGGTCAGATCGACAGGTTCGTCGGACACGGGCATGCCGCCAGCAAGGTCGGTGTAGGTGTGTTCCCATTCGTCAGGGATGACACCGACAAACACATGACGGCAAAAATCTGCGACCGTGTCAATGTGCTTGACCTTCGTCGTTTCATCAACATGCTGGGTGTACAACTTGAGATCAAGAGTCGCGTCAAACACGGCCCAGATCACCTCGTCAACGTCAGCACAGACAGCCTGCTGAACACCTTGCCAATACCAGTAGGCCGGCAACGGACCGTACCCTTCAAGATTGGCGTCAACATCGAACGTCCGGTTGTACGTTTTGATCTCGACAACCATGTCAGGGTGCTTCTCGCTGCCGACGATTCCGTCCAACGTGGCGATCATCACCGCACCAGACGCATCAAACTGGTACATCACCTCAGGTGTGAACACTTCGACACCGAGTTCGTCAGCGGCCCATTCCAAAATGACCGGTTCGAGACGGTTGCCTCGTTCCATAGCCCGGTTCGTTTCCGTCACCTCAGGTTCAGCGGCGATCTTCTCCAACGCCAAACCGTA